CAGTTTAGCAGCTTTTGATACGTCATTATCCCTGACTATAACATACATACTCTTTGTAATAATCCTCTATCATTTGTTTATAATCATTATACATAGGTGTAATATCAAATGTCTCTCTTAGTTTTGAACTATCTAATGATCCTCTAGGTTTACCTGTTGGTCCTAGTTTGTTTACGCATTCAAAGGGAGTTGGATATACAGCTTGTATAGCTCTTCCATCCCTTATTATTTCAGATGATATATTATAAGTTCCAGGTTGCCAATTATCAACTATTTTTTCAATAATTGGTACAAGTTCTTTGATGTAAATACAATCTGCTGCTTCTACGTTTAAAGGTTTACCTGCCGCCAGCTGTCTTTCTAGGTTCATCCATATTGAAAACTTACCATCACCCATACCAAAAATGTGAATAGGTCGCAGTATAATATCACGAGAGTCACAGAGGCTTTCACTCTCTGCTTTACACTCACCATAAAAACTCTCTGGAGCGATCTGAGCTGTTTCGGACACAGCACCTTCCCAGGTTCCGTACACCATGCTACTACTAAAGTGCAGCACAGGACAATCATAGGTTTCTTTTATACAAGTCAAACTTCCAACTATACTCATCTTACAAAAGCGCTTATAGTATTGTGAGAGGATCGCCTCTGAAAGAGCGCCTGCATTAATAACTAGATCAAATTGCTTATACTGCGTATCAGGTAACCACTCATACGCCCAGTAACGATTTATCTCATCATCAGGAAAGTCTACTAACAGCTCTTGTCTATATTCCCAGTTTAGTTTACGATGTCGCGCTTCTATATCATTAACAGGCTGTAGACCTTTACTACCTCGATGTATCTGTGCATATCCAGGATAGTGTTCGTTAAATTTATCTATAATAAAAAGCGTGTGTTTGGGAAGTAACGCGCGGGCAAGGTGAGAACCTACGAATCCTAGTCCGCCTGTTAACAGAATATTCATTATATACCTAGCGAGTTAATCCAGTTGAAAACTGCAGCGTTTTCAAACTTGCCATGCAGACAAGTGACAAACTTGTCGTTTTTAAGATATATGTACATTGGGAAGCGAGTTCGGCGATCAGGAGAAATGTGGTTTTGAATCGCAAAATAAGTTTCATCAGCCTCTTCTGTTAGCAGGGCAGAATTATAATCAGAGATTGCATCAAGCTGATTTTTTATATAAACTTTAATAGTTGAGTTGTTCGAGTGACTAACACCCACAATCTTATGGCTCATTACGATTTTCCTCTCTAACTAATCTAATCTGTTCTTCAAGCATAGAAAGGCGCTCAGAAAGTTGTTGAATCTCCTGATGAAGATAACGAATATCTCCTCCAAGCTCATTGGCCATATCTTTGATCAACGAGTGGAGTTCTTTGGCTTCATGTCTTACATAAGTTTCAGTTGCATACATACTTATACTATACAAAGATGTGAACTTTTTGTCAACAAGAATCTATCTGTAAGCTAATTTTTGCTTGAAACTTCCCTAAAAAAAGGATATTATTATGAATATAAGAAAAAGACCACGACTGAATGAAGCACTAGAAAGCATAAAACTGTTTATCTTACAAGGTTATGCCGAAGCTACAGAAGCACTTGATGAATATCATGAGATAAAAGAGTCATCAGGTGAATTTACGGCTGGACGGTACATCATTGAGGTGGTAATGTTAATAAACCAAGAAATACAGGAGTTAAAAAATGCCAAGGGCTAAAAAACAAGATATCAATGCTTTCGGTACCTCTAGTTTTGTTGACTGGAGTGTACGTCGTACTTGTCGTGAAGCTGCTAATATCGCTAGATGGAATCCTCCACTTGCGCTAGCTTGGTTTAGAGAAGCAGCTAACAGAATTGATCCTTTTAGTGATGACTATGACTACTATAATGAAATAGCAACTCAAACGAATCGATACTGGATCAAGCAAGAAACTTATCAATGGTATGATAAGAATGACTTTTGGGGTAAAGCTCCTATAAAGCGTGTACCACTCATGGGCGGTATTTAATACATAAGACATTAACAGAAATCGAATGGAGTTTGTTAATAAATTTTCAACTTGCACGGAAGTGAATTCCATGCTAAAAATATTATAAGGAAAAAAAATGAAATTTAAATTTGTATCACGAAACCCATATAGAGATCTAGCTAGAAATCTACGAAGGATTGCAGTTTCAAATGCTGAGGATTCTGAGAAAGCTGAAGCATTTCGTAAGTTACACGAAGTGTTAAAACCTCTTCTCAAAGAAAATAGCAGATTTTTGAATAATCAAACTAGTTTTTCTTCACGTTGTCAGCATTGGAACCAGCGTCCATCATACACATCACAGCCTGTCAAAAACCCAAAGAATCCATGGCTAATTCTGAAACGGGAGTTTCAGCGCGCTGTGAACACGCAAGATAATTCGCTACTTGCCAGAAGTGTGTCTTGCTCTCTGGCATGGTTTTACGCAGATCCTTATATACAGTATTGGGTTACAGAATGACAATATCCGCCTCAGAAGCTTCAAACATCATTAGACGAGTCGTAACATCGTTACCTGTAGAGGTACTTGATGATGAGAGTGGTGAGATGTGGAGTGTAGGAGAATATGAGTTAGTAGAGGGTCGACCATCGGGAGACTGCGCAGGCAGCCGAGAAATCGGCTCTGCAAACTTAATAATCTCTTATAATATGTTATATAAAAAACTATACAGTAAAGATAGGACTATCCCAAAATCTGAATTAACTACTCAATCTATAAGTTTATTTAAAGACGCAATTAATGATCTTATAGAAAAACGTATAATTAGAGTAGTACCAGAACTTCAACGACAAACATTTAAACTAATAAACTAGGAGGATTTATGGCTGAAGATAAAAAGCTTTTAAGAGAAAAAATAAACAAAGTAGTAGACCTTATGATTCAAGATGAAGCTATTAGAGAACACATAAGTGAAATACTTAAAGAGATTAAAACCGAATTTGCCATTCCTATGCCAACTGCACGAAAGATTGCCATAACAGTTAGAAAACAAAACTTAAACGATGTTCAACAAGACTTTGATGAGTTTGTAGAGCTTGTGGAAATGTGTTATGATAACTCGTAACCTTAACAGTAGTCCTGTAGAAAAAGACACTAAAGATATACTAGTTGTTGGTACAAGCTGGGTTGAACAAACCTTAGATGTTAGATATCCGTGGCCACATTGGTGCGGTATTACAAATGTATGGGGTCATTCGGGTATAACTATAGATGCTCAAGCTGAATACATACTTGATAACTATAAAAACTTTAAATATGTCATTTGGAATATAACTCATTGGCACCAAAGTGACCCAAAAGGTAATGGTGACTATTTGCTACCTTATGATTGGGGTGCGCAAGATAAGTGGGGAAAACTCACTAAAGATTTATGGTTCAAAAAATTTACTAAACAATCTTGGTATGAAAGAACTGGGGCACTTTGGATTAAAGCAGTGATTGAGACTGTAGGTAATGAAAATTTACTTATCTACCCAATTTATAGACCATCTCTTATAGACCATAGATGGTTAAGCGACTATAGCTGTATATCTGATTTTCACATCGGTGATGAAAGAAAAAAGAATGGAGATGGTAGAGGACATTGTAATCAAACTGGCCATCAATTAATTGCTTTTAGGATTGCAGCTGATATATACGCCGCCTGGAAAATAAAGTGTAAGCTAATAAATGAAACAATTGAATACTCGTAAAGACGTAATAAATCCTGCGTACAATTTCTGTATTAAAATGAAACAATTACCAAGCATTGCAAAAAAAGCTAGTGCTATGGTTGAAATGCTTGATAGACACAAAAAAGCAGAAAATAATCAAATAACTGCAGGATTTAGTGGATTATCAATGCACGCAATAAAACTTACTCCTGAAAAACATTATGATTGGCATTTTGATAATTGTGACTGGGATTTTGATACTAAAAAAATCAGATATAGTCATAATAGATACTGGACACACTTAATATATTTAACTGATGGCGCTCACTTAGAATTAGGTGCGTTAAATTTTAATCAAAAGGTCGCAGTTGAAACAAGATGGGCAGCTCCTCCCACAGACAAAATTATTGCTAAAATCTATCCTGAACCTGGTAAAAGTATTATATTTCCTAGCTTTATAGCTCACAGAGTTCACCCACATATAACTAAAGATCGTTGGACTCTATCTGAGTTTGTAACCAGAGTAGATTATGAAGGTTTTACTCAAGAAACATATGATAAGGCAAAGGAGTTGTACTATAATGAGTATACTAGGTGTTTCGGCATTTCACCATGATAGTGCTGCAGCTCTTATCAGTAATCATAAAATATTAGGTGCCTCTCACGAAGAGCGTTTCTCTAGGATTAAGTATGATAAGCGATGGCCTCAACACACTATCCAGTGGTTACAGTCTATTTCTAATGATATAAGTGTTGTTGCTTTTTACGATAGAGATAATAAAAAAGATTCTTTACAATTAATACGTCGACAATTTCCTAAAGCTGAAGTATCTTATGTTGACCATCATGAGTCACATGGTATGAGTTCTATACTGATGACAGACTGGGAAAAGTGTGCTGTTATGGTGGTTGATACTGTTGGTGGTAAATTTTCTACTTCTCTCGGTGTATTTGAAAAAGGCAAGTTTACCTGGTTAAAAAGATTTCGCTACCCTAATTCTCTAGGTCTATTCTATAGTGCTGCAACTAAATTTTTAGGGCTTAGACCTTTACATGATGAATCTCAAGTAATGGCAGCAGCAGGTTTTGGTATTCCAAAATGGGTAAACGTAATTGAGAAAAATTTTATAGAGATAAAAGATGATAGTTATAGATTAAAAGTAGACCTACAGAGAGGTCTTGGAACTTTAGGATTAGACTGGGATATAGCAAGTAGTGTTCAACGTGTAACTGAGCATGTACTTATTAATTTAGCTAGTTGGTTACAAAAAGAAACTGGGCTTACCAATTTAGCATATTCTGGAGGTGTTGCCTTAAATTGCGTTGCTAATACAGAGATATATAAAAATACTGGATTTAAAAATATAGCTATTCAGCCTGCTGCTGGAGATGCTGGTTGTGCTTTAGGAGCTGCTGCTCTAATCGAAAGACCTACAAATTTTACTCCTTACATAGGATATAATGCTATACCATTTAAGTCACTCGATGAGGTTGTAACAAAACTTTTAAAAGGCGAAATTGTTCCTGTAATCAATGGCAGAGCAGAATTTGGACCAAGAGCATTAGGTAATAGATCATACTTAGCCATACCTAATAAGATAAATAGTATACGATTAAACCAATTAAAAAAACGTGAAACAGATTCTTGGAGACCTTGGGCACCTGTATGTTTAGAAAGTCTTGCCAACGACTATTTCAAAGTTTATAATAAGAACTATAACCACAGTATGCTTTTTGTATCTGATACTCTTACAGAACTGTGGTATCCTAATAATTTACAAAATGCTAGATTGCAGGTTGTTACTCCAAAGAGTAATATGTTTTTAAGTAAAGTGCTATATGAAACAACTAATAGTGGTTATCCCATTTTGATAAACACAAGTTTGAATGCAAGAGGTAAACCAATTGTTAACTCTGCTACAGACTATGAAAAAGAGATAAAAAGTTGAAATTTGATTATTTAACGGAGGTACCTACAGATACTCTACCAACAGGTAGAACATATCATACACCTGATGGATCTTATCCTTCCATCACTACTATCTTAGGTAAGACAGCTAACAATGTTTGGTTACAAAAATGGAAAGAAAAAGTTGGGGAAGAAGAAGCCGCTCGTGTTTCTAAAGAAGCAACGGACAGAGGAACAGCAGTACATGAGTTTGCTGAACAGCACTTTAATGGAGAATCTATACATTCAGCTCTTTCACAAGCACCGAGGGATGTAATACAAATGACTAAAGACTTGATACGTATAGGCGAATCAGGTGTTGATGAAGTTTGGGGTCAAGAACAAGTTTTATGGAGCAAAAAATATAAATATGCTGGTAGAACTGATATGGTAGGAATCTGGAAGGGAAAACCTACTATTATAGATTTTAAAACGTCAAAGAAGAAAAAGTACGAATCGCAAATTAAAGATTATTTTATTCAATGCTGTGCTTATGCAGTTGCACATAATGAAATGTATGGTACAGGAATTAGAGATGTTGCAGTACTTATCACTGTTCACGATGGAGAGCCACAAATCTTTGAAAAGTCAGCTGTGCCATATTTACCCTTGCTGAAAAATAGGAGATTAGAGTTTGATAAATTGGTTACTTGATTTAATGAACCACATAAAGTTCAAGTGGAGATTGAGAAAACTTCATAGTCAAGATCCTTTTATTTACGATTTACCTTCGGAGAGCGATGATGAGAAGAATCAAAACAAACCTTAAAAGATTTTTCGAAAGTAAACCTTTGACTGACAAGGAAAAATCTTTTATAATTAGTGCATTAAATAATCAACAAAAATATCCACAACTACACCCAAATATTTGGAAAGTAGTATGTGACATAGAATCGAGATATAAAAATGAGCAAATATCCAGGAGTGAAAAGAACACCGTCAGGGAAAATTAATTATAGAGGAACAACATTCGATGGATTCAATAAACCAAGACGATCAAATCGTGCAGGAAAAAAAGGTATGGTGTTGGCAAAAAAAGGCGATAATATTAAACTCATACACTTTGGAGACTCTTCGATGGGGCATAACTACTCTCCAGAAGCACGAAAAAGTTTTAAAGCAAGACATGCCAAAAATATCGCTAAAGGAAATATGTCGGCAGCTTACTGGGCTGACAAAGTCTATTGGGCAGGACCTGCAGGATCTAAAAAGTCGCCTCCAAAAAGTCAAAAACACAAAAAAGGTGTATAATGAAACAGGAACTAAAGTTTGAATTAGTAAAACCTTTTCCAAACCAATTAATGATTCCCCCTCAACCGTCTAAAAAAGTTATACCACATTGGTTTAAAAAAATGGGTCCGTACTCTACAGATGGTGAAAAAGATGAATTTGGGAAAAAACTAGAAACAGTAAAAAAGTGTATTCCATTCTTAGATGCTATGGGAGCTGGTTATACTTTATTAACTCATATAGATATGCAGATAACTCTTAACGAGCAAAATGAAGTTAAACTTATTTACTTAGATGATAAGCATAAAGAAGATACTTTATATTTTAACCCAATTGAGACACACCCAAAACCACAAGTAAAAGGTTCTCCTTTTGAGGATTTTAAAATATTAAAGTACATATCTCCTTGGAGAATAAAAACACCTCCTGGCTATTCATTATTATTTGTTCCCCCAATGAATCAATTCGAACTTAGTTATATACCTATTTGTGGATGGGTTGATTCAGATATTTATGAGGGTGTTGTAAATTTTCCATTTATAATGCCAGCTCTTAATGTTGGCACTCAAATTAATATACCTGCGGGTAGTCCTTTTGTTCAAATTATTCCCGTTAAGAGAGAAGAGTGGACAGCTGATATAAATTTATTAACTGGACAACAAGAACAAAAACATAATGCTCAAAGAGCAAAAATGATGGTCTCGCCAGAGACTAGAGAAGATTTTTACCGAAACAACACTTGGGAGAAGAAAAAATATACATAAATGATGACATAGTCTTGATACTAGCTGGAGAAACTAAAAGACAAGATGAAACAATAGAATTAATTGCTAGTGAAAATTTTGCTAGTCCAGCAGTAATGGACTTATGTGGTAGTATCTTTACCAATAAATATGCAGAAGGGTATCCAGGCAAACGATATTATAACGGTTGTAAACATATGGATGAAATTGAACAACTTGCTATAGATAAAGTTTGTCAACTTTATGGTTGTGAATTCGCAAACGTTCAGCCCCACAGCGGAGTAAATGCAAACACTGCTGTTTATCAAGCATTTATGAAACCTGGTGATACCTTAATGGGTATGGATTTAGCTAGTGGTGGACATTTATCACATGGAGCTATTCCTACACTAAGTGGCAAAGTTTATAATAGTGTTACCTACGGTGTAGACGACAATGGATTTCTTGACTACGATAAAATAGAAGGCATTGCAAAACTCAATATGCCTAGTCTAATTGTTGCAGGTGCTAGCGCATATCCAAGACAAATAGACTGGAGTGCTTTTAGACAAATTGCTAACAAAGTAGGTGCAATACTAATGGTTGATATGGCACACTATAGTGGTCTAATTGCAGGTGGAGTATATGATAGTCCTTTTGGCTATGCTGATGTAGTAACAAGCACTACACATAAAACACTTCGTGGTCCTAGAGGTGGTATGATACTATGGGACAATCCTCACTATACAAAAAGTATTAATAGTGCAATATTTCCTGGTACTCAAGGCGGACCACTTATGAATATTATAGCGGCAAAGGCACAATGTTATAGTGAAGCACTTCTTCCTAGTTTCGAACAGTATGCAGATCAAGTGATTAAAAATGCAAAAGCAATGTGTGAAGTATTTGAAGCGCGTGGTTTTCCTGTGCAAACAGGTGGTACAGACAGTCACATCATACTTATGGATTTGAGTAAGAGTAAGCATAGCGGCAGACAAGCTGCAGATTTACTTGAAGAAAATGGTATTACTGTTAATAAAAATGGTGTACCCAATGACCCACGTAGTTTTGTAGAAACATCAGGTATCAGAATTGGTACCGCAGCTGAAACTACTAGAGGATTAAAGAAAAAAGATTTTAAGCAAATTGCTGAAAAAATATGTACTGTATTAGGAGAATAATATGAATATTGAAAAATTAAGAGAGGAAATAGCATATGACGAAGGCTCAGTTAATGAAATATACCTCGACCATCTCGGGTTGCCTACTTTTGGTATTGGTCATCTGGTTACTCATAGTGATCCAGAATATGGACAACCGGTTGGAACACCTGTCTCAGAAGATAGATGCAATGAAGCCTTTGACAACGACATCCAAACAGTCATCTCAGACTGCAACATCCTATATCCTGACTTTGATGAACTCCCAGAAGAAGTTCAAAGAATAATCGCAAACATGATGTTTAATATGGGACGACCAAGACTTCGCAAGTTTAAGGGTATGAAACGTGGCGTTGATACTAGAGATTGGAATGCAGCTGCAGATGAAATGGTTGATTCAAACTGGTACCGTCAAGTAACTAAACGCGCAGACAGATTAGTAGCACGTATGAGAGCTGTTCAAATTGATGATTAAAATCTATGCTTCGTTATCAAAGTAATATACTTATCACAGGTATAAATGGAACTTTAGGTAAAACTTTTAAACAACATTATCAAAAGTCTCATAACATAATGGGAACTTCACGTTCAATTTTAGATTTTAATAACGGCTCTAATATTGATAAATTTGTTTCTTTACTTCCTGAGGACGTAAAGTTTGAATCAGTTATATTATGTGCAGCAACTTATTCTTTTCCCAGTGATTATAACTGGACTTGGGGTAAAAACGCTGACTCCCCTTGGAGACAAAAACACATCTCTAAAAGACCTGATATAAGAAGAGAAGAGTTGAATGATGTTTTTGATCCTAACTTATATGATTTTTTTATAAATAATTATCGTGTTAATGTTGTATCTCAATTTAGATTCTTATTTCAACTTTATCCTAAAATAACTGATAAAATAGTAATAATTGGCTCTACTGCAGGTCTTATGAACCACTCACAAGAGTCTTTTACTTTTGAACATTTTCAATATAAACTTCAAAAATCTAGTTTGATGATCGGTGCTAACAATCTTGCAAAGTTTTTTCCAAATCTCAAAATAATTATCTTGTGTCCTGGCAACTACAAGAGTAATATGAATATTAATGGAACTGATAATATTTACGAAAATGTTTCATTAATGTGTAATCTTATAGATAATTTTAAGATTGAAGACAGCGGAAAAGTATTCAATTTTAATGGAGATGAACTTGGTTAAATTATATGTTATAATTTTTATTGTAGGTATTTTAAGTATGACTGGTTATGCAGCTAAATCTTACTATACAAGCACGCAGAACACAATTAAAACACTACGAGAAAATAATACGAAATTAGAGGTTGCAGTTGATACTGCTGAAGCTAGTACAAAAGCTCTGCAAGCAGATATTGCAAAATCAGCTGCATTAAACAAAAAATTACAACAAGACCTTCAAAAAGCTGAATCTTATGGTGATGAACTTAGGTCTAAATTAAGTAAACTAAATTTAATAGTAGAGGCACTTACAGATGCAAAAGTGCTAGAAGGAAAAATGAATGGCGCAACAGCAAAATTATGGCGCGAGTTTATGGGCGATACTGGTAATAGTGACCAGCCTGCTCTTCCTAAGTGGTTGCAGCCGCTTGATGCCGGAACCGCAAGTGAAAGTAGTGACCCAGGTACAAAAGATAAAGATACCAACAGTAACTCGCCCAAAAGCAGTACAACTAACTGATACTAGAATATTTGTAGTAACTAAAGATAATTATGAAGAGTTTGTAAAAGAATTTACTGAAATTTATGGTGAGCTTGCTTTTGTCGCACTTAGCATGAAAGACTATGAAAATCTTGCTCTAAATATTGCCGAAATTAAAAGATACCTACAACAACAATCTGAAATTATTGTTTATTATGAAAAAGCAGTTACTGAGGACAGTCAAAAATCTGACAAAAAATAGTGTCAAAACATTGACAACGCCAAATTATTGACGCTACTATAAGTGTCAAAAATTTGACATCTCATTATCATCGACTATAATGACTATAGGAGATGCGCTATGTTTATTTATATATTTTATTTTTTACTATTTTTATTTCTATTTGTCTTATCAAATTTTGCTTATTAAGTCAAAAATTTGACATACTTTCCCATAAATTTTATAATTATTTATACCCCTTTGAAAGTGAGATTATCGATGGATCCCATATCTGCGATAGCTGCAGCTACTGCTGCGTTTAATGTTATTAAAAAAGGCTTCGAAGTCGGTCGTGATATTGAGTCAATGTACGGTGATGTAGGTCGCTGGATGGGCGCAGTTGCTGATATCGATCAAGCCGAAAAACTGAACAAAAAACCACCATTGTTTAAAAAGATATTTGCAGGGTCAAGTATTGAACAAGAAGCGATGGACATATTTGCTGCTAAGAAAAAAGCAGAAGCTATGGAGCAAGAACTTAAAAACTATGTAAATTTGATTCATGGCCCAAACAGTTGGAATGAGATTATTGCCCTACAAGCACAGATTCGTAAAGATAGAAAAAAAGCAATCTATGAACAACAAGAGCGTCAGAGAGAGCTTATAAATGCTATTGGTATAATTGTTCTTATATGTGGAGTAGCAGGTTTGCTATGGTTTTTCTTAGCAATGTCTGTTAGTATGTTTGGACATCCAAGAACATGGTTTTAATATATACTTTAGTTCTTGCTTTTTTGACAATTCCTATTGAAGTAAGCAGCGGTGCAAAAACAGTAGGTACCAAAAAAGACTACTCTAGGCAACAAAAGATACACAGAGGAGAGATAGATAAAAAACAATATACTACGTGTAGATTAGCTAAAAGAGTTAAATCAAAACACACTGGCTTACAAGCCTGTATTTACAGGGGAGGTAATAGAACCTTTGAATTAATGTATGAAAAAAACTGCCCTAATAGCTACAAGTGTGTATATAATCCAGGGCAACCTGAACCTAATATCGATGATATTATTGATAGTTTAAACCAGATAAAAAAATGATTTATAGTATTGAAGAGTTTATTTTAGATCTTGATAACGCTACTAAAGCAAAGCTTTACCATAAAGATAAATTAATGTTTATGGGAGACGGATATAAAGCAATTAATATTTTAATTAGAAATACCCACAATAAAGAAGCAGCAAAGAAAGTTTTTTTTAAACAGTTGAGCCAAAGAGAAAGGCCACGATTTAAAGATCAAGAGAAACCTAAATGATTTTAGTTTTTGCCCTTGTTACTTATTTAGGGCTTACTGCTGTAGATACTAGTTATTTTAGAAGTATTGATGATTGTATATATTACGCAACTAGAATAAACGATCAAGTTGAAGTGCCAGATGGCTCTGGCGGTTTTATGAATTATAGAGCTACATGCAAACCTGTAAAAGTAGACGCAGAAAAGACGACAATTTACTAATGAAATACCATACTGATATTGTTGATATACATATACATCATTCGTGTAATTTAGCTTGTGCAGGTTGTAATCATTTTAGTGATTTTACTGATGATATAGAAAGAAAAGATAAAAACTTTTTAGATGATTTAGATAAAGTAATCAAAAAAGTAAGAATAACAAAACAACTCTCTATTTTAGGGGGAGAGCCTTTATATAGAAAAAACTTTAAAGAATTATTTATTTCTGCTTTAAGGGTTTTACAAAAAAATAATTTTAATCTAAAATTATTAGTTTTATATACAAACGGACTTCTATTAAATAAAAATTTATACATTAGAAGCCTTTTAAATGATTACAAATTCAGATTAAACATCACATTTCATCCAACTAAAAATTCTAAACTATACATTACACTAAAAAGAAATTTATTTAACACTTTTAAAAAATGGAAGTCTTTAAAACAGGTTACCATATATGACCCATATCGTTGGCAAAAGACTTATTTAGAGAAAGATGGAAAAATTTATCCCCATCTATCAACAGATATAGAAGCTAGCTATAAACATTGTGTATGTCCAAATGTTCAGGTGTTAGATGGTAAATTATACAAATGCGCTCCAATAGCTTACTTACCTTTTGCACTTAAAAAAACAAAACAACTAAACGCAAGCTACTGGAAACCTTATTTAAATTATGTGCCTGCTAATTTAGATAACGATGATGAGTTAGACGTTTTTTTCTCAAAACACAAAAAAGCTGAAGAAATATGTTCTATGTGTCCATCATCCCCTAAATTTTTTGAAAAATACGACAGGAGACTTGAGTGAAAGAAAACGGAATTGAAATTAAAAATGAACACAATGAGTTTGAACTTGCCTTACGGTTTTTAGGTAACGAGCTGATTGCAATTAAACTGGCCGCGACTAATTTTAGTGGTAAACTTATTGTTTGGAGTATACTACTTTTAATCATGAGTTTTATGATAATGGAAGTTTTTGGGCTTGCTGAAATGTTTGGTTATGGGATGGAAGACGCATAGCAACAAACTTGTTGACACTGTGTTAAAAAATTAGTAATATAAGTCTATGTATCCGACAGAAACTACACTCTATATAAAAGACTTAGCTAATGATTAATATCAAGGTTTTAGATTTTCCTATTCTTTCCGCTTGTAATCTGCGTTGTGATAATTGTAGCTCTTATTCAAACTTAAACGTTGAAGGAACAGTACAAACTATTTCTCAAGTAGAAAAAGATTTAATTAACTGGAAACCGTACATTAACCCACTCAGATTGCAAATACTTGGAGGGGAACCTTTATTACACAAACAATTACCTGATTTTATCAAAACAGCTAGAGAAGTTTATCCCAACACAGATTTAAGAATTTATACTAATGGATTGTTGTTAAAACGAAATAAAAGTTTAAAAGCAGTTTTACAAGAAACAAATTGTATGTTAGTGATCAGCGTACACTCGGTGGAACAACGATATAAAACTCTCCTACACAACAATTTATCAGAATTTTTTGATAATGATATGTACAGCACAGCTAACAAGTCTGTGGTATCTTTCGCAAAAGTTTTTGAAACTCAAGGCGTTAAGGTTGAGCTTAGAGACATGACCCAACACTGGTCTAGAGTGTATAAAAAAGGAATAAAACCTTTTAATTCAGACTATAAAAAAGCTCATGAAGCGTGTATGTGGACTCATTGTACACAACTGTATAAAGGTAAATTATGGAAGTGCACTCAAACTGCTTTTTTTGATGATTTAATGAGAAGAATAAACAACCATGAAGATTGGGAACAGTATAAAAATATGTATACTTCTTTATCACATGATGACCCAGAGCATGTAAAAGAAAAATGGTTTAATGAATTTTTACACCCAGAACCTATTTGTTCTATGTGTAGAGGAAATAATAAAGAAGTTATATTGAGGAAAAATGTCTGGTAAAACAATTATTGGAACAAAAAGAGACGGAACAATAGAAGAGTTCTATCCTCAAGAACTTAGAGCCTCTAAACTAAACGCATGGAAAGGTTGGTCTTGTTCTGTAGGACAATATAATATTGCCATTTCTGAAAATGGAGATATGAAAGGCGGAGATTGCGGAGTTGGAGGGCATTTAGGTAATATATATGAAGAGTTTCGTATACCTACAGAATGGCATGTTTGTACTTTAGATTATTGTTCTTGTTTTTTTGACATTGGAGTCCCAAAACGTTCTTTAAACTCTGAATCAGAGTATGTAGAATTTACATCAAAAGAGGTTGATTTAAAGTTTGAGTGGTTTTTATCTGCAAAATGTAATTATGCTTGTACATATTGTCCAGACAGTTATCACAACAACTTACCGCACAAAAATAATTCTGCACAAGTGTTCAAAGGATTGAACAATTTGTTTGAAAAATTAAACGGTAGAACCTTTACAATGAGTTTTTGGGGAGGAGAACCTACTTTGTTTCCTGATTATATACCAATTTGTAAAAAAATTAATGATTATGGAGCAAGAGTGTTTACTACAACTAATGGAAGTAGAAGTGCAAAATATCTTGCAGAATTAATACATCATAGTTGTTTATCCATATCAGTTCACGAAGATTCGTATGACCAAGATAGAATGATAAAAAACATCAAAGCAATAGTTACAGAAACTAAAAAACATAATTTGAAAAATTGGGTAATGGTAAGATGCATGGCTCAGCCTGGAAAACTACAACATTGGAAAGATTTTATTAAAAAACTAAACAAAGAAATTCCCAATTTTAAAGAATCAATTAAGTTAACTTTAAATACCCTAGTAGAATTGTCACCAGACAAAGTAAACTTATCTGATGATTTATTAGCAGGATATACAGATAAAGAGTTAACTTTATTAAAAAAATTCGGAAGGCTAACCGATGTGTAAAAACAAAGCAACAAAGGCAAAACATGATAGTTAACCAAGTAAGAAAATGGGGTTCATGGAGAGTACTCGATGACCAACCTGATAAAAACTTTAAAGTAAAACAACTAATAATTGAGCCTGGCAAAAGTTTAAGTTTTCAAAGACATCTACACAGATCTGAAATTTGGATAGTTGTAACTGGTCTTGTAAAAATGGAAACTGAATGGGACAAATTTCAAGATGTGATTCACTTAACACCAAAATCTATTCCATATGAGGTGGGTAAAATGGTTTGGCATAAAGCTTCAAACCCAGGACTAGACACAGCATATGTCATTGAAATACAAAAAGGATCTAAGTGTGTTGAGGAGGACATTGAACGCAGAGATGAGTAATATTAGGTTCGGTGTTTGTGCTGTACTAATATTTTGTTTTTTAATAACAGAGTATGAGTATCTTCGCTCAAGACCTAGAGGCAGACCTAATATATATCGTATTTTATCTAAGAGGGATAATTATGACTGACAAAGCATGTGGTAGAGAACAAGCATTGTATCACGCATTAAGATATGAAGAAGCGACAGTTAAATGTGTTGATACAGAAAAACGATGGGATATAACTCCTGAAGAAAAGAAAATAGTTTTAAAATGGATACACAATAGAATGGAAGATATAAAGGTACGGTTATGAAATCAATAGCATTTATTCCTCATAAACAAAGAATAGCAGAACACAAAGTTGATTATCTAAGAGCAATTGCAGACGCGATGGATGATCCTTATCAAACAGAAGATGGTAGAGAGATGAGAGGCGTTCAACTAGCTCTTGCTAATAAATGCGTAGAACTCAGCGGCGTAAAAAATTGGCATTTTGTAGACTGTTGCACCGATGCCTTGCAAATATCAATTAGTGCTTTAACTAATCCACAAGATACAGTAATTGTTCCCTCATATGGGTGGCGTGCTTTTGGAAATGCAGTAGCTTTTATGAATCGTCGTGTACGTTTTTGTGATATTGATGCAACAGGTAATATAGATCTCAACCAACTAGAAGATATGATTAGAGTGTTGAAGCCAGCAGCTGTAATCATAGTACACAACTTCGGAACAGTTGTTCGTGTAGACCAGATTAAAGATGTATGTGATTTATTTGGAGTGCATATTATAGAAGATGCTGCCCCCGCGTTTTATATGGGAGAGCCTTATACTTACATTCCAGGGTCAATGAGTTCTACAGCATGTTTCTCTTTTGACTTTACAAAGTATCCAGGCACTCTAGGTTCAGGAGGAGCTGTATGTACTAATTTAGATGATGTATCTGAAAAGATATATGAAATAGCAGCTCACGGCAGAGGTAGAGATAAAGAGATACATCGAGTCGGTACAAAATCATATATGGATATGACCTCCTGCGCAGTACTACTTAAAGAAATAGAACTATTTGAGCAAAACAACTATCGAGAGCATCGAAGACAGATTGCTACTTGGTATATTAATAATCTTCCATATGAAAATATACCTGGAGAAAATTATGTTTGGGAGAGATATACAATGAGTGTACCTTCTCACGAAGTTGATGAGGTGATTGAAAAACTAAACTCTGTAAAGTGTCTTGCACGAACATTTTTTAAAGAACCTCTTCATTTATTACCGTGGCTTAATGAACATGGAGATGATTGTCCAAAAACTGTAGAGTTTTGTGCTTCTACTATTCATTTACCTTGTCATCACTTTTTAAAAGAAGAGGAATTAATAAGAGTAAGAAAGGTTCTCATCTAATGTGGTTTTTTATTATAAAAGCGATAGCAGGCTCAGTTATTGGTTCTGCGACAGAATCGTGGTTCAGAGATACAAAGTTAGGAGTATGGTTTTATGCTAAAATGGATTCGCTCTATTCTTGGGCAGCAAAAAGATATGGAATTAAAGTTATCACAGATGAACAAAAACAAATGGCAAAATTCCCCGAACTCGCCAAACGACTTGATAGTATCGAAACTCGTCTCCGACTACTCGAAAGGGATGACTATCACAAACAGCGAGAAAGCAACTATCAGGACTCGTTTTAATACTTGGGAAAAAGATGGTCAAGAGATTGACTTTTAGGAGAAATAAATGACAGAAGAAATTAAACAAGCAGGCTTTCACCCCGCAGATACAAACGGTGATGGAAAAGTTAGTGATAAAGAACAAGCAATGTACTTAGAGTTCAAACGTAAAGAGCTAGAAGATAATGATGCACAACGTGATGCAATTCGTAAAATGGCATGGTTTTCCTTACTTGGGTTGTTACTTTACCCTATAGGTATATTTTTTACATCATGGTTAGGTTTAGAAAAAGCAGCTAATTTAATTGCGGATATTGCACCTACTTACTTTGCATCTATTGCTGTTTTAGTATCTGCATTTTTTGGAGCTGACGCATTAAGAAAAAAATGAAC